GAGTCCGTGCGCGGCTACGTTTCATTTAGCAAAAGCGACCGAAAGGCTAAAGCGGGGACTTACGAAGCCGCAAAACTTGCGGAAAAACAAGCTAAAGCAAGAATCGCCCAATTGGAAGCCGACGAACGCGAAGGCAAACTCCTAGAGCTTTCGCTAGTCCAACAAACGTGTGGAAACATCTGCACGGCGTTTGCGAATAGGCTTTCAAATTTCGGAGACGGAATCGCTGGCATATTGCACCAACAAAATTCAGACTTCATTGCCCAGCGAATCAACGAAGGCTTGCGGTCGGCACTGCGCGAGCTTTCAAAAATGCCATACGTGCCTCAAGAGAAAGACACAAAATGAACGACACAAAGATAGACGACGGCGGGCCAGCGTTTCCGTGTGAGACATACGGACTTAGAAACGGAAAAGAAACCACAATTCCAACAAACGGCATGACTCTACGCGACTATGCGATAGTCCATTTCATAGCCGCCTTAATGCAGCGCGAGGACTTTGACATTGAAACCGGCAAACTTATGTCGGTTGAAAGCGCAATCTCGCCAAGGCTTTTGGCAACGGAACAAGCCGACGCCATGCTTGCCGCGAGAAAGGAGAAGGTATGACCGACCAAGAAATCAACCGCCTCATTTCCGAGGCGTGTCCAACTGTCGCGGGGGTTTGGAGTGATGGCGAACTTCGGTGGGACAGCAAGCTGCGCCCAGTGCCTACCTGCTTTGACCCCGTAAACGACCTGAACGCCATGCACGACGCGGAGCGATTTCTTAAAGCAGAGTATTGGGATCGCTACACGCAATGGCTGGCCAGCCTTGCAGGAGGAACACGCAGGTTTGTTGTGTGCCACGCCACCGCCCGCCAACGCGCCGAAGCCCTTTTGCGAACGCTTGGGAAATGGAGGGAATAAATGCAAATCACAGCCAAACAGATTCGGGAGCTTGCAAATAAAAAACAGGAAGAAGCAATGAGCCACGAATATAAAAGCTCAGAGTATTTAAGGCTTTTGCGTATATCATTTGAGGGACAGCGCATTGCCCAAAGCCTAGACGATTTGAAAGAATTTCTTGGCGTTTCCCATTTGTCAGTTGAGATAAATGACCGCCCCTGAGCAATTAGCCGCTTCAATTGAGCAATGGTTCACGCCACCAAGTGACGAACAGCTTTGGCAATGGGCTGAGGCTCGCGTTGATTTGTCTGGCTTGTCGCAGATAGAGGGGCCATATCGCACTGACGTTTCGCCAATGGTGCGTCCGGTCTTTGACGCTTTACAGGACAGGCAAACGCGCAAGGTTGTCTTGATGGTTTCGGCGCAGGCTGGCAAGACGCAGACCTTGATGGTGTTCGCAGCTTGGGCAATCTGCGAATCTCCCGGCCCGACGTTTTGGGTAGGCGCGTCTGAGGAGGCAATCGAAGAGTTTACCAAGGCGCGGCTCTTGCCTCTGTTTGAACAGATTCCCGACGTGGTTAAGAGATTGCCGACAAGGCGAGAGGGCAAGACGCTAAACCTCATTCAGTTCACCAGTATGCCGCTCTACTTTCGCGGCGCGAACTCGCCAAGCAAACTCAAGTCAACCCCGGTCAAGTGGCTGATATGCGACGAAGTTGCGGACTGGCCCCCTGAGAGTCTCGACAAGGTAATGAAACGTGTTCGCTCTTACCGCAACTCAAAGACCGTGCTGATAAGCACACCGATGAACGCGGGCGACGACGTGCATATTCACTGGTCGCAAGGAACGCAGACGTTTTTCAATTGGGCTTGCCCGCATTGCCAGCACCGTCAGCCCTTCCGCTTTGGCCGGGAGAAGTCCGTTGTTTTTCCAGAGGCTAGGGACAGGGGCGGGATGGTATGGGACACGAACGACGTAACGCGCCCGGCGGGAAAATGGAATTGGAGCGAGTTGCGAAAGACCGTGCGCTACCAATGCGAGCAATGCGGCGGCGACATTCAACAATCAGAGCAATTCAAGTTGCTGCAAACTTTGGAGCGTCACGACAGGAACCCGGTGCCAGAGCCGGGCGTTCAATCGTTCTACTGGAACGCCATTTACAGCTTGTGGGTAAAGTGGGACGACGTTGCTTGTGAATTTCTAGCCGCAAAAGAGCGGGCCGAGTCTGGCGAAATCGACGCCTTGAAATCATTCGTGCGCGAAACCCTTGGCGAGCCTTGGCTACTGATGGGCGACACGGCAGACGAAGCTGAGATTCGGCGGCTCTGCGGCAGCTACAAACGCGGTGAGCCTTGGCCAGTAGATGAGCAGGACAAGCGGCGGGTGACTCGCATCTTGAGCGTTGACGTTCAGAAGGATTACCTGCGCTTTGTGTTTGCCCAGCTTAGGGAGGGCGGCGAAATGCGCGTTGTGGATTACGGCAGCCTCTCCACATTTGACGACCTGCGAGCTTACCAAACGGCGCACGGCATAGCCAACCGGGGCGTTTTCATTGACTCTGGCGACGGCAACCGGGCAACGGAAATCTTGCGCGAGTGCGTCCGCTATTCGTGGATTGCCATGCGCGGCTCTGCTCAAGACTCGTTTGCCCACAAGACGGCAAGCGGCAGCATGATTCAACGCCCGTATCGCGTAAAAGCGATTGACCCGTTCATTGGCACGAAGAATGCCAGCAGCAAAGGAGTGACGCGCATTGAATGGGCCAACGGATCCTACAAAGACCGGCTTTACTTGTTTGTGTTGAAAGGCAAGGGGCCGAAGTTTGAATTGCCCGTTGACGTAGGGAGCGACTTCATCGCAGAACTTCAGGACGAAAAGCAAGTCACTGACAAACGGGACGGGCGCAGCGTCACAAAATGGAAGGACTCAGGGAATAACCATTTCGGTGACTGCCTTTTGCAGTGCTTTGTCGCTATGGACGCGTCGGCTTTTTCAAGGGGAGCGGTGATTGATTATGAGTTGAAACCGGCTTAGGCTTGCCTAACAGCAAGCGCAAGTTTTTTAGTTTTCCGCATTATCCAGTCCTCTTGCCAGTGTGGGTTTTCGTTTTTTACAGCGTGGTAAATCATGTGGCAATCCTGACAGGCTAGCCGGATGTCATTTATTGTTTGGTCAGTAAGCTCCCGCGTGTATCTGACGTGGTGGTAGTTTGGGGATATTGGAGTGCGCTTGCAAATAAAGCACCACCTAGAGCGTTTGCTTTTCTTTAGCTTTAGCAGTTTCCATTCATCGCTTTGCAAATAATCACGGTATTGCATTCGCTAAGGGTGGCAAAGAAAACGACGTGCGAAAATTAAAGATTGGGGTAGTTTTGTGATTTAACTTTGCCTAATTCTCTTCGCTTGCCATATTAGCTTTGCTGATTTACGTTGCGCGGTATGCCGAGTGGCTTGTTTGTAGACTTCAGTGAGGCCGAAGTGTTGGCTATCCGTTCGCAGGCTAAAACCATGCTGACGGAGGGCAAGACTATACTCAGTTGGTCTTCAGGGAACACGTCCACAAGCAAGTCTTTCGTAATGCCGGTGCGCGAGGTGTTGGAAGAATGCCGCTACGCCTTGCGGAAAATCAATCCGACTGACTACGGCGCATTGGTGACTCGCGCCCGTTGCAATTTCGACAACTACATTCCCGAACGCTAACCGCTATGGCAGAGAAGCCAATCAAGATTTTGGACGCCTACGGGAAGCCCTATTCCACGCAAGGCAATACGCTTTATGACGCGGCACGATGGGACAGGAATCGCCCCTACATAATCACGCAAGCCCGCGACTTTTCCAACATCGCGGCAGCCGGGCAGCGTGAACTATTGAGCCTTGGCCGGTATCTTTTTGCCAACTGCCCGCCGTTGCAAAACGCAATCAAAACCATCGCCCGCGTGTCCGTTGGCAATGCCTTCATTCCGCAGTTTTACGGCGCGGATAAAGCATGGGGCGAGCAAGCTGAGGGATTGCTTTACGAGTGGCATAAAATCTGTGTCCTCGGGGGCGGCGCATATGATTGGAATTCCGCGCTTGAGGTCTCGCTGACGTCCATCATTCGGGACGGCGACATTGGAATTCTGCTCACTCAAAGCGAAGACGCGGCCTATCCGCAAATCCAGTTGATTCCCGCGCACCGCATTGGCTCGCCTAGCGAATTGCCCAAAGTGGAAAGCGGCGTGTTCGCGGGCAGGCCCATCATTAACGGCGTCATCCTGAATGACTACGGGCGGGCGATTGGCTACCGGATTTACAACGCTGATTTCACGGCGTTTCAAGAGGTAAGCGCGGCGGATTTGGTGCTTTATTTTGAGCCTGATTTTGCCGAACAGGTGCGCGGAGTCAGCCGCATTGCGTCCGGTATTCGTGACTGGCAGGACCGCAAGCAAGCGTTTGAATTCTTGCGGCTC